TCCGGAGGGACACTCACTTGCGGCGACTCCGGCGCTTGATAGCCTCACCGCGACCATGTTCAGTTTTCATACAGCCTTCCGGTGACGCTTGCGGTCACGCATACGCGCTCCGCGATGTCCGATTTCGTTCATCTGTTGGTCAGCCTCATCGGCGCGCGAACGCCTGTGGTGCGATTCGGCATCCGAACCTGGCCGCCTGGCATGGCGGGCGCAGCAGCACGCGGCGCCACGGCACGACCAGGAGGTTTGAAACCCTGCATTGGGCTGCCACGAAGAGCCATGACCTACCTCCGCATTGGCAAGCGCTTGGTACGCGACGATTTGATCTCGTTCATGCAGATCTCCGGCCTTTGTGTTTGGTCCGAGCGCCCTTCAACCGGGCGGGCCGACCTTGAATCTCGTTATCAAAACCCATTTCGATCTCCTTAGCGCCGCTTGTTGCGTCCGCCTTTGAGGCGAGCCGGCAAACGACCGGGAACAACAGAAGCAGCGGTCATGGAAAACTCCCAAGAATGGAAAAAGGGGTGAGCGCCTCGCGTGGTCACTCACCCCAGGGGATTACTTACGGCTGTGCTTGCGGCGATGACGGGCCATGATCTGCTCCTTTTACTAAGGCGGCCACCTAGTCCCGGTCAGGCAGCCACAACCGTGTCAAGAGATCAGCCGCGACTGGACTTCGATCGCGACATCTTCCCGCGCTTCATCCGGATATTAAACTTACCCGATGGATTGCGGTTGAAATTCTTTTTGTACGCGCCGCCAGGCGTGTCCTTGGTCCCGCGCTTCGTGCCTTCACCGGCCATGATCACTTCCTTCCCTTAGAGTGCGCGTCCGGGTGAGGCTGACCGGCCATCGCTGCTAGTTGCTTGTCTTTCTCTTCCTTCGCCTCGATTTCCTTCAGTTCTTCGAGCAGCTCTTGCACATGCGGTGGATCATAAGCTCTCAACAGTGCGGCACGGTTGATGGCATGCGCCTTGAACAGCTCATCGGCATCCTTTTTCCGGTCTTCAACAAAAATCGGGGACGACGAATGAGCATCAACCTTTACCTCATAGTCCTTTGTAAACTGCTCCGCGATAAATGTCAAAGGTTCCTTGGCGCCGGGCAGCATGACCTGAAAGCGCTGCGCACTCGATTCCTGGATGTTGCAGAGCATGAGCGATGCCACGTCTTCGGCCTGCTCCTCCACCACCGCTGCGCGCGCTTTGGGGCGCGACGATCCGAGACGAGCCATCAGATCGGCCTGGCCACGCGAGCGCACACCCGACTCGCCCTTGCCCTGCAGGATATGTCCGAGCCCCGCAACATCGTCGAACATGCTATCGATCTGGTCAAGATCCTTGAATAGCGTCTCAGGCACGTCCGGCTTCTCGATGCTGACTTTCGACATTGTCGTCGGCGCCGACAGGCGACCGCCTGGCGTATAGAAGGCGAGGAATTTTTCATCGGCGATACCCCCCATGCCGGTACCGACGGCTGGTGGATCCACCTGTAGCGCCATGAGCTTGCGAATCTGCATGACGCGCTCAGTGCGCCAATCCTGCAGCCACGCCAGTCGCGCCACGTAGGACTCGCCCCAAAAGTAGTCGTAGAGATTGTTCTCTGGGCGGATCACGACGAAGTGCGGCCGGCCGGCCACGCCGACCCGTTTTTGCGGTCGATCAAAGATCGTCACGTCAGGAGAGGCGATGCTCGCCAGCTGGTAGTCCTTGGTCTCGTCGTCGAACACATACAGATCCACCATGTCGACGAGTTCGGCCTGCACGCTAGGCTGATAGCTGTACTGGACCGTGCCTCGGCCAGCAACGCCACCCTCGATCGAGGAACTCCCACCTTGCAGTGCAACACTGCCACTGACGCCGTCGACCGGGCCGCCGATGATCAGGCGGTTGAGACCTTCCGCAAACGGCCTGGCACTCTCTGTCGAGCCGGCGCGCGCAACGCGCTTCATGATCTGCTCACGCCGCGGGTTGCCCTCAAGCTTGCCGTACAACTCGGTTTTGGTGATGGTGTAGCACATGCAGAATGCTTCTTGGTCCGAGAGGTCCGGAATGTCTTCGCGCAGTACGCCGAACTGATGCGGCTCGAGCAGGTACGACCTGATGGTTTTGGAGCGCTCGCTCCACTGTACCTTCATGAGCATGGAGCCGAACACCAGAGACCACTTCAGACCCATGCCAAAGTTCAAGTGTGTCCTGCTCATGCGCCACTGGTCAGTCACTTCGCGCGCCAGTGGTACTGACTTGTGAATATCGTCTTCGACAGACGTGGCGCCGCAGTAGATCGAGAAGCGAACAGCGTCAGGCGAATACAGGAACGACGCCATCGTGTCGATGGTCGATCCGATCTTGTTGTAGGGAGCCCCTGCAGGGTCTTGACCGCCGAACAGAAAGTAGTTCCGCAGCATCGAGTAAAAGGCAAAGCGGTTATTGCGCGATGCGAGGCACTGATCGATCAGTTCATCGTAAAAGGCCTGACGCAGTACCGGATCTGACGGGATGATCACGCAGCAACCTTGCCCTCAGCCGAGGCGTCCTGTCTGGCGACAGTGCGCTCGGTGCGCTTCATGGGCAAGACCTCCCTGGTAATACCGGTGCTTGCCGCCTGTCGCATCCCGTCTGGCACATGCTCGACGGTGCCATCCTTGTGCCGGTAGTTGGCGCCCTGCGCCGCTTTCTGAGTGAGTGCGTTGAAGTTCATGCCGAGATTCTTTTCGGCTTCCTTGGTGCCCCACAGCAGCTGCTTGCCGGCGTCGCCACCATAGGCAGTGTCGCCTTCGCGCTGCGCCGAGCGGAAGTTGCTGATGCCCATGCTCTCAGCAGACTTGCGAATGCCGGCGTCAAAGCGCTTGGTCGCATCCGAGCGCGTGCCCGGCGCTTTCAGGTAGACCTTGATGACGTCTTCAGACTCGCAGCCAAGCTCGGGGCAAATCGGGTGAGATCCTTCGAACACTCCATGCAGGGAGCACTTGTAGTCGTTCAGGATCATGGTTTTCTCAGCCTCGGGCCGCTTGCGGTGATGTCAATGCCAAAGCGCATGCCAGTCTGCGGCGCCGCCTCAGTCTTGGCAGGCTTGACTCGCTCGAGCTCGGCAATCTTCGTCGTCTTCACGAGCGCCAACTCCCCACGGTCTACGGCCAAGAACATGCGCGAGAGCAGCAGCTGGTCGCGATCGGTAAACTCGGCCTTGTCGGCCGCCAGATTCCGGATATGAACCTGGCTGCGCCCAATATACCGCGCAACATCGGCCAACCGCAACTGTTGTGGGCGACCTTTGACGTGAGGGGCTTCGCCGGGCTCGAGCCGGCACGCGGCGAGTCTCCTTCGCAGTTCGGCGCGGGGCAGCGTGTTGATCACTTGCCAATGCCGGGGAGGCGAATTCCGTTCTTGCCAAGGTACTTCATGACCGACTGCTCGGCGATCGAGAACTGCTTGGTCTCTTCCTTCGGGCGCGTCTCAAGCATGTAGGTCTTGTTATTGGCCTGCAGCTCGGGCATCAGATTGTCGTTCCATGCGGTGACGGCAATGCAGAGCGCCACCACGCGATCGTCTTTGGCGCGACCCTCGCCACCGATCTGGTCGCCCTGCCGATGGATATTGCGGAATTGACCCAGGCACTCTGGCGAGTTGACCACCATCATTTCGCGTTCGAAGTAGCTGCGGGTGGTGGAGAACATGCGGATCTTCTCACGTGCATTGGTCTGCCACTGCAGGGCAAACGAGCCCGTCAGGCTGTCTTGCTTGCGCCACAGGTAGTCGCGGATGTTGCCGACAACTTCGTAGGGGCCTTTGCGCGGATCTCCTTTCTTCATACTGCCCACCATGCGCCGCAGATTGTTGAGCTCGTTGAACACGGTCCCGCCCGGGCCCTGCATCTCGAGCGACAGGATCGTGTTGCCGTAGAAGCCGGCCAGATGCGCGATCACCCAAGCGTACTGCTGCTCGGTCCAGTCGGTGGTGCCGATCTCGAGCACCTGCTCGACCCGATCGGCGTAGCAGCGCAGCATGCAGCCAGCGAACTCATCGGCCCATTCGCTTGAGCCATAGGCCGGATCGCAACCAAGCACGTAGTAGCCTTTCTCGTTGGGCTCTTCCCAAATCGAGACCTCGGCCATGCTTTCGTCGGTCTGGATGAATTCCGTGTCTTCGAAGTTGAGGCCGAACTTGTAGCGGAAGAAAAGCCGCGGCTTGGTGATGGCAACCTGGTAAGCCTTGTTGGTGCGTTCGCTTGAGAAGAACTTTGATCCCGACAACTGAAAAGCGTAGTTTTCAGTCGGCGGCATTTCCTGCAATGCCATCTGCTCGTCGCCCTTCATCTGCTCGACCACGTACCAGCGCCACCAGGCAATCTGCTCAGCAGTAATGTTGACCTTGTAGAGCTCGTAAATCTCGGCGACCCACACAGCTTCGTCGGACGTGAGCTCGCCATCCCAATAGGTCTTGTAGTTGACGGACTCAGGTTCGCATTGATAGAACTCGTTGAGCCACCATCCGGCAAAGATCGCCATCTGCGTCGGCGACTTCTTGGCGACTTCCCAAGCCTCGTAGAACATGTTGTAGCCGCGGGCCGTCGACTCGTAGATGTAGAGCCGATTCTCGTGCAACTGCGCCAGCGAATTCATCAGCGACGCAAAGCCTTCTTCGTCGCCCCACGACGAGCACTCGGTCGCGTGCATGTAGTTGGCAGATTTCGCTCGCCCGAGGCCGCCTTGCTTCCGCGTACCGGCGACCATGTAGAGGAGACGCGATTTGTTGGCGAGGATCAGCTGCGTTCGGTTGTGACTTTCCTGCTTTGGTTTTAGTCGCTTGGGTAACGACTCCATGTACTGAACCAAGTGAGACCGGAACACTTCGCGGTTGTCGTCCGTGTCAGTGACAACTGCGCCTTGCAGTCCCTCGTACTTGAACAGCCAGTAAAGATCAAGCGCCAGGGTGACAGTGGAGATGCCCATCTGCCGGCCTTTCAGGATCACGAACGAGTGAATATCGTTGTGCAGGCCTTCGGCGATTTTCTCCATGACGTAGCGCTGGCCGCCAAGCCACTTGAAAGGGATCAGGCCTTTTTCCTTGGCGCTGATCTTGAGCTCGCCACAAAAAGCCTCGAACCGCTCGACCGAGAATTCCATCAGTGATTGAGCAGCAGTCGCTTCAGGTAATCATTCTCACCATATATCTGAGCAATCACCTTCGGCACAAAAGCGCGCCGCACAATTGCGCTGAGCTCGCCAGCCATATCCCATGACTCTGAATCATAGACATTGCTCATCAAGATTTTCTTGTCCGCCTCTTCGAAGTAGACAAGACCAGGATTGATCAGGTAAATGCCCTGCTCGGTTTGCGTGACTTTCATCAGCGATGCAGCACGCACGATCGCTGGTGCCGCGCTAGCGGCCAGCATTGCGCCGAGGAAGTTTCGTCTGTTCACGGCCTCACCTCCATTACTTGACGATCTCGGCCTTAACCATTGGCGCGACGAATCGGAACCGAACGCCATGCATGCGGCAATAGAATTTACCGCAAGTAACGTAGTGCCACTTGTCATGCGTGTAGATTCGGTTCGCTGTTTCAACGTGCTGCATGGGCTGGTTGCATGCCGGACACAGCGGAATACTGCACGGCATCTGAAGATCAACAGTGGGGTTAAATTCACCGATGTCCGGACTATCCACTACGGCCTCACCATCGTGTAGACACCCCGAATTTCGTTGCGAAAGTATTCGTTGAGCGATGTCGAGTTGGTCAGTTCATGCCAGACATGCTTGGGCACCCCCTCATACTGGTAGACGCCGCCACGGTGAAACTCGATCTCAAGCAGACACAGCGACTCATCGTAGCCGATCTCCTTGATGTTCTCCGACGTGACGGGGTCTCGCTTCACTCAACTGGTTCCGGATCGGCCGTCGCGTCGACCACGCCTTGCGGACCAAGTTCTAAGATCTGATCCTGGCTCGCGACCTCAGCTTTGAACTCATTGCGAACGATGTGATTGATAGCCTGCGACTGCGACTTGGCGCGCACCAGCTCGCGCTTCTTATCACCCTCGCGGGATACCACGTAGATTCTGCTTGGTGCTGCTGCCATTGCGTTCTCCTGTTAACCGTTGAGCATACCCTTGACGTGAACTCGCGGCGCTTCCTGTTCCAAAATGCGCTGAGCATTGACTTGCTGAACCGCCTGCGCGCGGATATTGCGGGCGATATGGTCGCGCGTCGCGTTGCTCAGATCATCGCCTTCGGGAATCTCGGTGATGTCGCCAGATGCCTGGCCCTGGTCGAGCAGCGAGCCAGCAATCGCCAGCGCAATCGTTGCAGCTTGCTCAGGGCCATTTGCGCCCAGACACGCCTGCAGCGCAAAGCCTTCGAACATCGGCGCCTTCAGCAGCTCGAGCGCCATACGTGCTTTCAGCGACATCAGCGCGCCGGTCTCAAAAGCCGACAATTGATTCGGGGGGAATTTCATTTCTGGCATGGTCAATTTTCCTTCGGGTTGGACTACAGAAAGAGGGTCTTAAATGGCGTCCGTCAGTTTTGGCGCCGGGAAGATCACAAGCTGCTTTTCGCCATCAAGCATGAACTCAACGGTGATCGTGTCCTGATAGCTTGAGAAGTCACTGACGCGACTTTTGACGACCATCGGCAACCCAGGCTTCGACGAATTCTGAAGTGGTATCAACAGTCAGCGGCAGCTTGTACACAATCAATCCTTGGTGGCCGGCACTTCGCCGTTTCGAATCACGAGCCGCACCACGGTGAACGAGCCAGAAGAATTCGTTTTTTCGGTCACTGAAACTTCCTCGCAGCGGCAACCTCCGGCGGATATCCTGTCTTCGATCTTTTTCAAGATCTCTTCGAAAGATTCCATCACTTGATCCTCCAGACTCGACACGACTTGCCCTTCACCAGCGTGCGAACCTTGAACGCCTTGCCCTCAGCCTGCGGCTTCTTCATGTACCAGTCCAAAGCCTTCGATACCGCCTGGTAGGACCGATTCACAACCGCCGACTCGCGCGGGTGCATCAGATCGAAAAGATACTGCGCCGCCCGACCAGAATTTCGCCCCGTCGGCGGCGCAATCACCCTCTTGTCGATCGTCATGTCAAACGCAGGCAATCCACCTACCGATGTAGC